ACCCGCGCGTCAAAACTCAAGGGTTTCGAGACAAACCCGAGGATTTAGGTAATGGGCAGACGCGGACCTCCTAAGACGCCGACCACGGTTTTAGCGCGCCGGGGCAGCATGTTGGCGCCTGGCCGTGCGGATTTGGGCGCTCCGGTGCAGGCAATCAGTAGCCTACCGTCCGTGCCGGAACACTTGGGCGAATCCGAGGCTGTGGCTTGGCGTCGGTTCGGGTCCATTGGTGTGGCTCGGGGCATCTTGACGCCTGGCGACTTGCCGGCCCTCGAGGCTTTGGCGCACTGGTGGGCTGAGTTTGAGCAGGCCACGCAGGAAGTCCGGGAGAATGGGCGGGAGTACGAAGTGACTGACAAGGACGGCAACGTGGTTGCCGTGAGGCCGCGGCCCGTCGTCAAGCTCCGCCGCGATGCGTGGGCTGAGTGCTGCCGGCTGTTGCGCGAGTTTGGGTTGACGCCCTCGAGCCGCGCGGACGTGCCGCCGCAGGACTCGGGCGCGTTCGCCGGGGCTGCTGAATTCTTGGACGCCTGAAAGGAACCACATGCCCAAGGCTGACACCAAGCTGAGCACGCGCACGCTGCGGCGCTGGTGCAAGACGAAGGTGCCCGGCTACGATCCCTGGCGCGACGCCGGGAAGTGTACTTGGGACGCCGCCGCCGCCTCGAGGGCCGTGCGCTTCTATCCCGCCATGCTTCGCCACCAGAAAGGCGAACTCGCCGGCAAGCCGTTTGAACTCGAGCCCTGGGAAGCCGCGATCATCGGCAACATCTTCGGCTGGCGGCGCCCCGACGGGACGCGGCGCTACCGGCAAGTCCTGGTCTACGTGCCGCGCAAAAACGGCAAGACGAGCCTCGCCGCTGGCATCGCCCTACAGTGCCTCTTCCTGGATGCTGAGCCGGGGGCAGAGGTCTACTGCGCCGCCGCCGACCGCGAGCAAGCGGGGATCGTCTTCACCGTGGCCAGCGGAATGGTCTCCGCTAACCCCGCAATGTCCGGGCAGGTGCGCGTCTTCCGCAGCTACAAGAGCATGGAGCGCGAGTTGACGGGCGGCATGATGAAGGCCCTCTCGCATGAGGCCGGGACCAAGCACGGGTTGAATCCGTCCTGCATCATAGTAGACGAACTGCACGCGCACCCGAATAGCGACCTGGTGGACGTGCTGCACACCGGAACCGGCGCCAGGCGGCAACCGTTGGAGGTCTACTTGACCACGGCGGACTTCGCCCGCGAGTCATACTGCAACGACCTGGTGGCTCGCGCCCGGTCGGTACGCGACGGGCACCTATTCGACCCCGCCTTCCTGCCCGTGATCTACGAAGCTCCGCCGGACGCGGACTGGAAAAAGGAAGCGACGTGGCGCCGGTGGAATCCCTGCTATGGAGTGAGCCTGTCGCCGGAGTATGTCGAGAGTGAGTTCCGCAAGGCTTGCGAATCGCCGCGAGTCGAGAACACGTTTCGCCGGCTGCACTTGAACCAGCAGACGGAACAGGAGAGCCGGTGGCTGTCAGTGGACTTGTGGGATCAACTGCCGAAGGCCAGTCTTGACGACTTCAAGGGGCAGCCGTGCCACCTGGCCGTAGACCTGAGCCAGACACGCGACATGACGGCTGTCGTCGTGCTGTGCCCGGCGGCCGGGTACGCCGTACTGGCGCACTACTGGACCCCGGAGGCCAGGTTGGAAAACGACGAACAAATGCGCGAATGGGTCCGGGACGGGTACGTGACGGCAACGCCGGGGCTGTATGTAAACTACAACTCGGTGCGCGAATGGGTTACGAACTTCGCCGCCGGGCATCAGGTAGTCGATGTGGCATTCGATCCGTGGAACGCCAACCAATTCGCCTACGGCCTCGCGATGGAAGACGAACTGGCCTTGGTCGAATATCGCCAGGGCTTCCGCTCGATGAATGAACCCTCGAAAACCTTGGAGCGCTTGATTTCGGAAGGCGGACTGCGTATAGTGCCATCACCAGTTCTGCGGTGGAATGTGGCGAACGTGGCAGTGCAAGAAGACAAACAGGACAACATCAAGCCAGTTAAGCCGTCGCGCGGCTCGGCGTTGCGCATAGACGGCGTTGTCTGTTTGGTGATGGCCCTTGGCCGTGCCGCTGCCGCCATGGCAGTCGAGCCGGACGAAGACCCCTACGAAACTCGCGGCCTGGTGATTCTATGAAGCTTAATCCGCTTCCGGGCATTCGCGTGCTCGCGCGCAAGGTGCTTGGTATCGAGAATCCCAGCGTCAGTCTATGGGATTACGATGCCGACACGTTCGGGTCCACAAGCTGGTCGGGGAAGGCCGTAAACGCCAAGGTGAGCTTGACCCTGGGAACGGTCTGGCGGGCGGTAAACCTGATAGCCGGAGACGTGGCAAAGCTGCCGCTGGACGTGTACCGCCGCGACGACAACGGCGGCAAGATCAAAGTCCCGGAACACCAGGCGTACTACCTTCTCCGCTGGCGCCCGTCTGAGCACGTTTCCGCTTTCGACTTCCGCCGGGCCTTGACCATGCATGCGCTGTTGCGCGGCAACGGGTACGCCGAAATCGTTCGTTCCGGCGGCGGCAAACCACTGTCGATGGCGATCCTTGACCCGACGACGACTTACCCGGTTCGCCGTCGCGACTTTTCGACCGGCGCCGAACAGGTTGCCTACGTCACGCAGGATGGCGCCGGGCAACTCCGCGGGCTCCTTCCCGACGACGTGCTGCACATTCGCGGGCTGGGCGGCGACGGGCTGACCGGGTACAGCGTCATTCACTATGCCGCCAACAGCCTTGGGTACGCCCTGGCCTGCATGGAGTACGGCAGCAAGTTCTTTCGCAACGCGGCGCGCCCGGCCGTACTGCTCGAGCACCCGTCTACCTTGTCGCCGGAAGCGAGCGACCGTCTGCGCAAATCCTGGGACAGCATGTTCGCCGGGCTCGACAACGCACACCGAACGGCGGTGCTCGAGCGCGGCATGAAGGCGAACAAGCTGAGCGTCAGCGCCCGCGACAGCCAACTACTCGAGCAGATGCAATGGAGCGTCCGCGACGTTGCGAACTGGTTCGGGCTCCCGCCGCACAAGCTCGGCGACAGCAGCCGCACGAGCTACAACAGCCTCGAGCAGGAGAATCAGGCATACCTGGACGAAAGCCTCGGGCAATGGCTGGTCACCTGGGAAATGGAGTGTCGGGAGAAGCTGTTGACCGGGCCGGAACGCCGGAACGACAGCCACGTAGTCGAGTTCAATCGCAAAGCGCTAATGCGCGCAGACATGGCCGCCCGTGCCAATTTCTACCGGCAAGCAACGGGCGGCCGCGCATTTATGACCCCCGACGAAGTACGGGCCGCAGAGAATCTGCCGGCATTGGGCGAGCGTTCCGGGGAACTGATCGACCCTGGCAACAACTTCCCGCAGGCACCGGATTCTGAGCCGGCGCCAGCCCCGGACCCCGAGCCGGCCCGCGCACTGCCGCCAGTAGCGGAGAATGACGCGCCCGCCCATGCCGCCCGCGCGGCCATGGCAGTGGCGTTGCGGGATGTGCGGGGGCGGATGCTGCGCCGGCTCAGTACCCAATGCCGCCGGGCCGCCAAGGAACCTGCGGACCTCGCCTCTTGGCTGAGCGACTACCGCCGCCAGAATCAGGGGGTGATTGTCGAGGCGCTGACTCCGATTGTGACCGCGCTTGCGGCCTTTGACGAACAGCCGCCGGCAGACCGGCTCGCGGCGGAAACCGAACGCCTGTATCGCGAATTTGACGGCGCCGTGTCCGGTGCCTTGGAATCCCCGGAGCGGTTGACCGCCGCCCTGGCCAAATTGGAGAGCGCCCAATGAAGGCAGAACGCCGATACACTTCTCATGGGTTGACTGTCGAGGCCCGTGCCGACGGGGCCGGCAAGGTGCTGAGCGGGTACGCTGCCGTCTTCTACCGCGAAGACGATCCCGGCACTGAGTACGAACTGTGGGCGGGCGCGGCAGAGCGTGTGATGCCCGGCGCGTTCGCCAAGGCGATCCAGGAAGACGATGTGCGCGCCCTGGTCAACCATGACCCGAGCCGTGTGCTGGGCCGAAAGGCCGCGGACACCATGCGCCTGTCTGTGGACGGCGTAGGGCTGCGATACGAAATCGACCTGCCCGAGACCCCGACGGCGGCGGAACTCGCAACGTTGGTTGAGCGCGGCGACATTTCCGGGTCCAGCTTTTCCTTCACCGTGCGCGAGGATTCCTGGGAACGGCTACCGGACGGCGGCCGCATCCGTTGGCTGCGCAGCGTGCGCCTGTTTGACGTGGGGCCCGTGACGTTCCCGGCCTACGCCAGCACCAGCACCGGCCTGCGCAGCATGGGCGAACCCGACGAAGCCCGGCGTAGCGTCGATGCCTGGGAGCACGATCAGCAAGCCGCACGCGCCGCCCGCGGCGCCAACGCCCGTCGACGTCGCCTGCAAATCCTGAAGCACACCTTGTAGCACCCCGCGGCTGCGGGTAGATTGTAGCAATCTGTACCGCGCCCAGTCGCGGACATAGCCGCCCAGCCGGCGTTCAGTGCGGGAACCCCCTTCCCGGCCTGTCGCCGGCTTTCCTGTTTCTGGCCAGGTTCCCGCTACCAAGAGCCCCCCTCTCAGCGAGACTTGGACCATGAAGATTCAGGAAATGCGCGAAAAGCGCGCGGCCCTGGTGGCCGAGCTGCGTACCATCAGCGACGCGGCAGAGAAGGAATCCCGCGATTTCTCCGCAGAAGAGCAGGAGAAGTGGGATCGCATCAATGCCGAAATCGACGCCATGGGCGCCAGCATCGACCGGGCCGAGCGCCTGGCCAAGTTGGAAGCCGAGCGCGAAGACGCCCGGCAGCCCGAGGACCGTCAGCAGCCGCAGGACCAGCGCGAGAGCCGCCCCGCTCAGCTCGGCGACGCCATGCGCGCATGGTTCGGTGGCCGCGCCATGCCGCAGGTGGAAGGCGTCCGCGGCGAAGGCCGCGAACTCGTCGTGCCCCTGTGGCGCACCGGCGAAGTGCTGGCGCACCGCGAGAAGCGCGACATCGGCGTAGGGACTTCCAACGTGGCCGTAGGCCGCGAGTTCCTCCAGCAGCTCGAATCCGCCATGCTCGCGCATGGCAACGTCCGCGCGCTGGCAACCATCCTGCGCACCGGCTCGGGTGAGAACATCAAGTACCCGACCATCAACGACACCGGCAACTCCGCCGCGCTGCTTACCGAGGCGACCACCATCGGCGCCAGCGTGGACCCGACCGTGAGCTACGTCGAGCTCGACGCCTACAAGATGTCGAGCAAGCCGATCCTGGCCAGCCCCGAGCTGCTCCAGGACAACAGCTACAACCTGGAATCCGAGATCGGCCGGATGCTGGGCGAACGGCTGGGGCGTGGCATCAATGCGTACCTCACCACGGGCTCCGGCAGCTCGCAGCCGAATGGCGTGGCCACCGCCGCGACTGCCGGGGTGACCGCCGCCGCCGTGGATGCCGTGACCGCTGACGAACTCATCAACCTCCAGCACAGCGTCGATCCGGCCTACCAGCCCGGCGCCGCCTGGATGATGAACTTCACCACGCTCGGCATTGTGCGGAAGCTGAAGGACGGCGACGGTCGCTACCTGTGGGCCCCTGGCCTGGTGGCGAACGTCCCGGACACGATGCTCGGCAAGCCCGTGCACGTCAACCAGCAAGTCGCCGCCATGACCACGGGCCTGGTCCCGATCCTGTACGGCGACTACAGCAAGTACCTCGTGCGCGAGGTGGCTTCGCTGCGGTTCCGCAAGCTCGAGGAACGGTACGCCGACACCGACCAGATTGCCTTCATTGCGTTCATGCGCGTGGACGGCGATCTGCTGGATGCCGGCACGCACCCGGTGAAGAAGCTCACCATGGCGTAAGCCAAGGAGCCCCGCATGATTGTCCGTCTCTGTACTGGCCGCGCCGGTTTGACCGGCTCCAATGCACCCGGCGACGTCATAGACGTCCCGGATGCGGAAGCCCGGCGGTTGCTGGCGAGTGGTGGTGCAGAGCCGGTCACTGTCGAAATAGAGGCCGCCGTCGATACGCCCGCAGAGACGGCGGCCCTATCCCCCGCCCCTGAGAAACAGGGTACTCGCCGGAGTGGGCGTCGGCGGGGCAGCCAACGGAGGAAATCCGAATGAGCTACGAACCCAAAGTAAGCCGTCGCGCCGGTGGCGATTGGCTGGTAGTGGAAACCGACAACGGCGGTCGCCTGTACCTGGAAGAGCCCGACGACGACGGTGTCGGAGTTGTCGAGATCGTCAATGCCGGGGTGCCTACGGACGGCACCAGCGGCACTGGCGCCGGGTATGCGCAGACCGGCAGCCGGTGTATCGACAAGACCAACGGCAAAATCTATGTCAACGAGAACACGGCGGCCAGTCCGCTGTGGACGGTGCTCGGTACGCAAACCACCTAGCGGCCGCCCGGCGGGCGGCGCATGGTCCCCTCCCGTGCCCCGGCGTCGCCCGCCCCCTTTTCGGGATTGCCGATGCGAATAGCCACGCCAGCCGAAATGTACATGGCCGCCCCCCGCTACTATATCGGGCGTGCATCGTACCTGAACGCCGCGGCCACGATCCTGGAAGACGTGCCCGATTGCCGTGTGCTCGAGGTAGGCCCGTATGGGCGCCCCCTGGTGGAAGGCTCGGAGACCCTGGCAGACCGCCCGCCCGGCTTCCAACAGACCTACGTGCACGACGCGCGCCAGGCCCCGTGGCCCGTGGAGGGGCGCTATGGCCTGCTGATTGCGTTGCAGGTGTGGGAACATCTGACTGGCGGCCAGACTACCGCGTGGAAGGAAGCGCGCCGAGTGGCAGACCGTATCCTGATCTCCGTGCCGTACCTGTGGCCCGCCAACAGCCGCGCCCATCATGGCGGCATTGACCGGGAGCGAATCGCACTGTGGACGTGCGACACGGACCCGACGGTTACTTGGCGCGTGCCGTCCGAATGCGAGCCGCACTCCGAGCGCATCCTGTACTACTGGGATTTCACCCTGTGCCCGGCGGCGCGCCGGGCCGGCTTCATGCGAGAGGCGCGCTATGACGAGCTGTGATCTATCCGTGTTGCTGTTCCTGGACGTCGAGAAGGCGCCGCACTACGTCGATTGGTACCTGCGCGGCCTGGCCAATCTGGAAGCGCCCGAGACGCTGGCGCGGTTGCAGGTGATCTTGATTTCACAGAAGCCGACGGCGCCCGAGGCCCTGGCCGCCGCGGCCGCCGTTCCGTTCCCGGTTGACGTCGTGTTTGCCCGCGAGTCCGTAGTAGACGGTTACCCTGTGTGGGACGTGCTGGGCGAGACGAAATCCGTCTGGTCCCTGGTCCGGGGGCGGTACGTGACCTGGAACCACACTGAGTTTTTCTGGGCTCCCGGCAGCTTAGCGCGGACCCTCGATTGGCTGGCGGAAGTGCGCCCGTATATGGCACTCGGCAACCTGCGCCGATTCGGCATGGCCCGGACCCGCGCGGAACATTCCGGGGAACGCCTTGGCGGCCGGCCCGAGAGTGACCGGGTAACCGCCCTGATCGAAGCCGGGCAATGGGGCGCCATCGCCTCGACATTGGCAACGGTCGAAAATCGCTGGTGGGTATGGTGGGAACGCAAGCAGCCCGCCGACGACGGCAAGTGGCGTGAGGACGTGTTCTTTCTGGACAAGCACTATGCCGACGCCACGGGCCTGCTCTGGCACGGCGGCGAGAAACCGTTTCAGGACATCTACGACATCATGGGCGAATACTGCATTCGCACGGGGCAGCGCTACAAACTGGCGCCGCACTGCTGGCGAATGCCGTTGGACTCGCACCGCCAATTTCACCTGTGGCACCCGAAGCACTATCTCGCCTACAGCGAGGCCATGCGCGACTGGTTCGCCTCTCAGCCCGAGCGCTGGAAAGACACCAGCCTACTGCGTGCGGACCTGTGGCCCGCCCTGATTCGGCGCCAGGAAGGCTCGACGGATCACCGCGCCATCGTCGCGCTGCGGCACGGCCCTGGCGGGGCCGTGACACGGTACGCGGTTGACCTGTCCTGTTGGCTGCGCAATGACGGCCAAGCCGCGCTCACCGACTACTATGCCCGCTGGGGCCGCCAACGCCGGGAGGTCTGAACCATGCCGAATGTATTGACATCTGCCCCGGCGGTTGAGCCCGTCACTGTCGCGGAACTGCAAGAGCACCTCAGCCTGGCCACGGGCCAGCAGGAAACGCTACTGGGGCGCCTTATCACCGCCGCGCGGCTCAGTGTCGAGAATGACTGCCGGCGACAACTGGTGACCGCTACGTGGGCACTGATGCTGGATGCCTGGCCCGGCGCGAAACCGATTCGCCTGCCGCTGGCCCCGGTGCAGAGCCTCACGAGCGTGGCGTACTATGACGCCGACGGCGCGGAACAGACCTGGGATGCGGCAAACTACGTCACGGACCTGTACAGCATCTCGCCGCGAATCGACCGGGCCGAAGGCGTGTCCTGGCCGGAACTGGAAACGGCGCGGCTCTTGCCGGTCACGGTGACTTATGTGGCCGGGTACGGCGACGACGCCGACGATGTGCCGCAACCGTTGCGCCTGGCAATCCTGATGTTGGCGGCAGAGCTGTACGAACGGCGCGAATTGAACACCCCGGAAACGCTGACTCCGACCATCGGCTATCAGCGGATGCTGGGGCAATACATGCGCCCCGACTATGAGGCCCGATGATGCGTGCCGGTGCCCTACGTCATTTCCTGGTGATCGAAGCCCCGACGGATATCTCCGAGGTTCCGGGTGAAGTCACCCTCGCCTGGCGCGAGGTAGGCCGCGTGTGGGCTTCGGTTGACCAGGTAGGCGGGCTCGAGGCCATGCGCGCTGGCGCCCCGGAAGCCGTGGGCATGTTCCGCATTCGCCTGCGGCCGTTGGCGGACGTGCGGTTCAAGGCGACCTGGCGCGCCAAGCTTGGCGACCGGGTGTTTGAGTTTCAGGGCCCACCCCGCGACTACGGACAGAAGGGGCGGGAGCTCGAAGTCATGGCTCAGGAGGTGGAGCCGTGATAAAGATCAATGCCCATGTGGTTGGTGACGAGCGTGTGTTTGCGGCGTTGCGGCGCATGGAGAAGATCGGGGAGCGCCGGGCCATTCCGAAAATCCTGCGCAAGGCGGCGCGCCCCGTACAATCGGCAATCCGCAAGGCGGCCCCGGTCCAGTCCGGCGCATTGAAGCGCAGCATCGGCACGAAGGTCAAGCGCTACAGAGACGGGACCGGGTACTACGTCATCATCGGCCCGAGGTCCGGCATGGCCGTCGAATGGAATGGCCAGACGCGCGACCCGTACACTTACGGCAACATCGTGGAAGCGCGCACGCACTTTATGCGGACTGCGTTTCAGCAGACCCGGCCCCAGGCATTGAACATCATCGCTTCCGAACTGCTCGCGCAAGGGCTGCGCGTATGAAGACGGCAATCTACACTTTGCTGGCCGCAGACGCCACCGTTTCCGGGCTGGTGCTGAATCGCATCTACCGGCAGATCGCGCCTGCGAAAACGCCGTTGCCGTACATCCTGTACCAGCGGGACACCGCGGAGCACTGGCGCACGTTCTCGGGGGCTGGCGCTCGGTACGTGGCCACGTTGTCGGTGTTCGCCGTTGCGGCGTCTGATTCCGCCGCGCAAACCCTGGCCGATGCCATTGCCGCCGTGCTGAGCAACTACTCGGGCACCGTCGGCAGCACGGTCATACACGAAACGCATTTGTTGGAAGAGGCGGACAGCTTGGCCCTGCCGATTGAGGCAAGCCAGACCTACCGCTACGAGGTCGAGCAGACCTACTCGATTCACTACACATAGGAGGCCCCGCAAAATGGCCATCACCCCGCATGGCAGTACCCTCGTGTTTGGCACCACTGGCTTCACCGCCAACATCATCGGTTTGACCCCGCCCGGTGCCGAGCGTCCTTTCTACGACACGAGCCACATCGGCACGACTGACTTCGCCACCATGGCGGCAGGCGATTTGGCCACGTTCAAGCCGATGACCTTCCGCATCGAATTCGACGAAGACGACTACCCGCCCATCGAGGAAGCGGCGGAAACCATCACCATCACCTGGTCCAGCGGCACGACGTGGGTGTTCACGGGCGGCATGAGCGACTACAGCCCGGACGAAGGCGTGTCGAATGAGCGCATGGAAGCCACCATCGAATTGACCGTGACCGGCGGGTCCATCACCGTGACCCCGAGCACCTAAGCGGGAACCAAAGGAGCAAGCAATGTCGTATCTGAATCGGGAGCAGATTCTTGCCGCGAAAGACTTGGTTACGGAAATCGTCGCCGTGCCCGAATGGGGCGGGGACGTGATCGTCGCCAGTCTGACCGGGGCAGAGCGAGACGTGTGCGAAGAGCTGGCCATTGCGGCGACGGGCGGCGGCAACCGCGCGGAACGCCGGGCGAACGGCGACTCGTGGAATAGCCGGACTGGCAAGGGCCGGCCGCAGCACCGCGAGACGAACCTGCGGGCGCTTGTCGTGAGCATGTCCTGCCGCGACGAAGCCGGCGCTCGCCTGTTCACGCGCGGCGACGTGGCGGCCCTGGCGGAGAAATCGGCAACCGCACTTGACCGCGTGTTCGGAGTGGCGTGCCGGCTGTCGGGGATTGCCCCGGACAGTGAAGAGGAACTGGAGGGAAACTCCGACGGCGGCCCGAGCGCCGCCAATGGTTCCGACTCGCTCTAGCGCTCGGCATGTCGGTTGCCGAAGCCCAAGAGCGAATCAGCTCGCGGGAGTTTGGCGAGTGGTTGGCATACGCGCAACTCGAGCCGTGGGGCGAAAGCCGGGCGGATTTGCGGGCAGCAATAGTGGCGGCGACGGTTGCGAATTGCGCGCCGCGCCGCCACCCGAAGCAGTTCCGCCCGGCACAGTTCATGCCGAAATGGGATCGGCTCGAGCGCCAGGAACCGACGGAACTGGCCGCAGTGCAGAAGCAATGGGAACGAGTGATCCAAGCGAGGCAGAAGCGACATGGCCAGGAAGATAGGTAGCGCCAGTGTCATTCTCAGCGCAAACACGCGCCCGTTCTCGCGTGGGTTGCGTCGCGCCCGCTATCAGACCCGCGGCTTCGTGCGCAGCATCGGCGGGCTCAAAACGGCCATTGCTGGTTTGGCGGCCGGGGCTGGGCTGACGGCGGCGGCGGCGGGCATTGCGGCGCTCACCAAACGCCAAATGCAGGCCATAGACGCGAACGCCAAATTCGCGGACAGCCTCGGAATCGGGGTGGCGGAACTGGCTCGGTTGCAACATGCCGGGAAAATCGCTGGGGCCAGCAGCGAAGCGCTCGGCAAGGGCCTCTTTTCCATGCAGCAACAGCTCGGGCAGGCTGCGCAAGGTCTGATTTCGCCCATTCGGGCACTGAATGATATGGGCCTGGCAATCGAGGACTTGGCCGGGCTGGCACCGGAACAGCAGTTTGCCAAGATGGCGGACGCGCTCGCGGGCATGACTGACGACAACAAGCGGGCCGCTGCCGCGAGCCAGATTTTCGGCAAGAAACTGGCGACGCAACTTTTGCCCATGCTGATGCAGGGCAGCGAGGCGCTGGCGAAAACCGCCGCGGAAGCGGACATTCTCGGGCTCACCATGTCGCGCGTAGACGCCAAGCAAGTCGAAAACTCCAACGACGCATGGACGCGACTTCGCGCTATCGCCACGGGCGTTGGCAACACGTTGGCGATTCAGGTTTCCCCGGCGGTGCAGGCGCTGGCGGACCACTTCCTGGCCGCCGCCACGGCTGCCGGCGGGGTCCAAACGCAGACCGCGAATGCGTTTGCCACGGTGCTTCGCGGCGGCGCTCAGGTAATCGGATTTGTCCGGCTGCTTCAGTCGGCATGGTACGGCGTGAAGGCAGCCCTGAGCGTGGTGCTGGCGGGCTTCATGGCCCTTGTCGCCGGGATGCTCAGGGGCATTGAGGGCATGACCAACGGCCTGTTGAGCGGCTATCAATGGGTACTGGACAAGATCGCCGCGCTCGCCGAGAAGTTGCCAGAGCGCTTTGGCGGCGGCATAGCAGAAATGGCCAAGGACGCCAAGAAGGCGCTTGGCAATCTGAAGATCAACATCGGCGGGCAGACGGCCTGGGAAGCGGCGAAAGAGCTGGCGAATTCCGGTGTAGACGACTCCCTTGCCAAGGCAGCCGAGGCGTTTGACGATTTCGACACTGGTCGCGCGGGCGCGCGTTTCCTGGAGGCTGCCGACCGTATACAGGCGGCGGCCAAAGCCACGGCGGAAGAGCAACTGGCCGCTGCGGCGGCAACCCGAGTGGCGGCAGGCGCCGGGGCCGCAGACAAAGCCGGGGCGGGTACTGACTCGGTGCGGGTTGCGGAAGCGCAACGGTTGACCCCGATACTGCGCGGTACTGTCGAGGCGTTCCGGGCGGAGCGCGGGCTGCTCGAGCAAGAGGCCATTTTCCGCGAGCAGGCAGAAACCATGAAGCGCCAGCTCGAGGCCGCCCGCAAAACGGCGGACGCCACCGAGCGCACCGCGGATGCCCTGGCGGACCTGGAATTGGCGGAGGTGTAGACCATGGCAGTCGTGAGCGTCAACGAAATTTGGAAGGGCCGCGGCGGCGCTATCCAGATCAATACGCGGACGTACTCCCGCGTCTACCAAGTCGTCTGCAACGCCGCCAGCGACAGCGCCTACACGGTGCGCACCGCCGCCGGGCTGCCGTCGATTGGCGACAGCTATCCCGACGACACGGCCGCCAAGTGTGTCGCCATCGCGCCGGAACAGCAGGATGACCGGCTCGATTGGCTGGTGACCGTCCGCTACTCCACGTCCACCACGCAGCTCAGTACGTCGGCAGACGATCCTCTGGACCGTGACCCGGTCATATCGTGGGGGCGTGAGAGTGTCGAGCGGATTGCCGTTGCCGATGTCAACGGCGCCCCGGTCCACAACTATGCAGGCGAACCATTCGACCCGCCGCCGTCCATTCCGCATTCGCGCTTGGTTTGCCGGATCGTCCGCAACGAAGCCAGCTACGCCCCGGACACCGCCGCCGAGTACCTTGACAGCGTGAACTCCGCCGGAATCACCGTGGCCGGGCTTAGCCTGTTGGCGCGCCAGGGGTTGCTGCGGGAGTTCTCTGGCGAGAAGAAACAAGAGGCCGGCGACGACTTCTGGGAAGTGACCTATGAAATCGTCGTCGCCGACATTGATGACCCCGTGCAAACGACCTGGGATTTCGACATAGCCGAAGTCGGCTGGCACTACCTGTATGCCGCCGATGACCGGCGCCGGTGCTGGTCCGGGAGCGGCGGCGAATACTCGTCTGCGCCAATGCCGCTGGATACGGACGGTACGCAACTCTCGCCAAATGCCACGCCGCCAGTGCTATATTCGACCTGGCGCCTTATCAAAGAGAAATCGTGGGCTGCACTGAGCCTGCCAACGTCCTGACATGCCACAGCTACTTTCAGATCGCAGCATCCGCCGCCTGCGTGAAGTAACGCGCCGGGTACTGGGCGAACCTGCCGGCCAGCAGCCGCCCGCCCGTCGTCGCCGCGGCGTAGATAGCCAGGTGTACGCGCTGCTGACGGACGCCGTGTCCGGCACGCCTGGCGCCTACGAAGCCGAGCAAGTAGCTTGGGATGGCAGCGCATGGGCGGCCGTGACCGGGGGCCTGGCATGGGCAGCGCTCTACGAAATCGAGAGCACCACGGGCCTGCCGACAGAAGCAGACGCGACGGGCGCTGGTCTGATAGTGCCGGTGTGGCTGGCGCCAGGCGCCGAAGTCGGTTGGGTATTCCACCGCGCGGCGTCGCCGGTGT